AAGAACTGCATGAGGCGCTGGGAGCGTACTTCGTTAGCCATTAGGCTTTCTGTACCAGATGCGTTAACTTCCAAATCGCCGCGAATAGATTCGTCAAAGTCAAACTGCATGTTGAATGCGAAGAATGCTTTACCTAGAGGCCGAATAAGGTAGTCATCCACATTTTTAACAACAGTACGAATGCTGCCATTAGCAGCAGACATGAGCATACTAATGCCGCTTGCAGTACGCCCCACACCAGATACCCCAGTCTGCCCATGGGCAAATGATGGAAAGCCTGTCGATTCATCAGCTAAAACCCTTGCTTTATCAAACAGTTGCATGTTTTCACTAGCAACATTGGGGAACTTAGTGCCGAAGATAGCCTGACCCGGAGCGCCCCCTTGTCTACGGAATACCTTGCCTGGATATACAGATAAATCTTGGCCCGGTGTTAGGTTAGTCTCATCTACTTCAATAATCAAGTTACCCGAAAGTGCAGCATTATCTATCGCCATGCGCATGAACCCATTCATAAGGGTCTGTGTATCATCCATATTTTCCGCGATACCTACCCCAAAGAATGAGTAAGGGTTATGTTCGTATGGTGTTGCGTAATAAGGGATACGTGTAGGCTTGAATGGGTTTAGTACAAAGCGTAGTACTTCACCGTTACATGTCCATACGTTACAGTTTACTTCGTCTAGGTCTTTTAGCTCTGCAGGAATCTTAACGCCGTTCTGCTCTAGTAGTTCAACATCTACGTAGCCCCAGAACTCTAACACTTCCCAACGCTCTGACGTAGGCTGTGTGTCATCGTCTTCCATAGTCATTTCCCAATACTTCTGAACATAGTCAGGAGATTGAGCAATAGCATTCTCAACTGCATCAGACATAAAGTAGGGGCGTGTCTTCAAAGAGCGTAACTGTGTACGTGACATCTTATGACGTTGAACTACATACTCTGCATCATCCATAGCCTTAGCTTCTGGATCAGGGTAGAAGTCCCACACAGATACGTGACTGCACTCAGGTACAGTCTTGATCAGTGGATCGTACTCACCTTCGTCATTCCAGTTAGGATATTCTTTATCTACAGCAAACGGGCCTTTCATAACGCCTGTGCCTAGTAGAGCCATCTCGAAAGCCATAGAGCGTAGGTGTGTAGATGCACCACTCTCTTGTAGCTGATCGTGAATCTTCTTTTCCATCTTCTTAGCTGCAACCATTGCAGGATGGAATGTAACAGTAGATGCAGTAGTACCTTCACCCTCTACAATCTTTTCAGATACGGGTTCTAGCTTTCCTGCCATACCAGCTAGTCGTGCCTGTAAGTCCATCAAAGTCTCACCAGGCTGTAGCTGTGTGTCACCGTCAATCAAGAAAGGTTTAGGTGCAGGTTGCTGTGTGATAGCGTTTAGACCTTCACCTGCTGCTGCAGCATTCGGGTCAATGTTAATATGTAACGCTTCAGCTACACCATCTGGCAATACAGACGGATTAACAGATAAAGGGAATTTGTTGTTTCCGAATAGTACATCTACGATTTGTCCATAGGCTGCTAGTGTTTTAGTTTTAGTTACTTTCACAAATACACGTGACTTCTCTGTGTCTGTGAACTTTACGTCTGAACCATAGATACCGCGATAATTTCTATACGCACGTAACCAACGCTGTTCATCCGCATAACGCGAGTCTTCTGCACGTTTGTAACGCTCTTGAACGAAAGCTACTACGCCAGACTTCTCACTAAAGATTTTATCGTTACTGTCTTCAGCAGCTACGACTTCATCTGTTTCAAACATTTCTTCTTGTTCTGCCATTCTTAATACCCGAATGTTGTATCACTAGCTTGAAAGCCTGTGCGTTGTGTTGCTGGGTTGAAATCCCATATACTGCTGCGTGGACGTGTCATGATACCGTATCGTAGAGCGTCATACAAGTGATCCTCTGCGTTTGTATCTACATCTTCTGGATTACGTTTATCCAGAGGAATACTTGGAATCTGCGCAATAGTATTTGTACAGTTATCCATGAATACTAGGCGTGGCTTCTCAGTAAATTCATCTACCTGTAAACGTCTATGTATTTCGTTTTTACCTGCGACACGAGAGCCTCTACTGCGATCCGAGGGCCTCCAACGGCAACCCTTCATAATCATTTGTTCAGCTAGGGATGGCCCCGTGTCGCCACGGTTGTGCCATAAAGAGCTATCCAGCACACCGTATCTTATACCACCGTCATGTTTCTCTGCATCTATAATCATATCAGCTAAGTCTGTAGCTGTAACCTTAGATACATACATCTCACGATATACGATTACCTGTTCATCAGGAGCAACAGCAAACCATAACACGCCAGTATAGCTACCATAGCCATAATCACACGCTCTAAATTTTGTCCAGTTTTTAGGTATGTCAAAAGCTTCGATAACATGTTTAGACCTGTCGAACTCTGGGAACGCTGCCCCTTCGTTGATATCCCAGTTTCCTTCAAGTAACTGCTTACGTTGATGCTCTGGTAGTGATAAGAGCATGGCTTCGTAGTCGCCAGCATCCGCGAGGTAGGGGTTATCGAACAGAGACGCAGGAATAAATCTACGCTTAAACAGAGGCTGACCTGCTTTGCTGTGACCTTCAGGGAATGTAATAGTTTGACCAGTCTCAATATTTGTAGCCCAGAAAGATTTACCTGCCTGTGCAGGATCAATAAACATTTTCTTAACCCAAGCATGTCCTGCACCGCCGGGGTTTGTTGTAGCTCTCATATATAAACCTAAGTGGTGTGCTGAGCTACGTAAACGTGATCTCATGTAATCCCAAGCATACGGACTAGACCACTGAGTAAGTTCGTCAAATCCGATCCAGTTAAAAGCTTGTCCCTGATACCTGGTAACATCGGTGTCTTTGTCAAGGTATGACATCCACAAACGCCCACCTTGAGGTGAAGTCCATTGAGACTTACGTTCAGACCATTTGATACCTGGTATAGCACGAGGGTATAACTCCTGAGACTTTTGTATTAGCTCTCTAAGTTCTTCCGTAGTGTGACGTACAAGTAGACCAGAGAAGTTAGGATCATTCAAACCGTGTAGTGGATCAGCAAGCATAGCATATGACTTACCGCCCCCTGCTGCCCCACCATAAAGAACTTCACGTTCTGACGCACTCAGGAAATACGTCTGGGGGCCGGGGTTTGGTTTGAACACAATGTCTTGCGCTACATCCACATCAAACTCAGGAGCAACTACCTGTGCAGGAACAGTTTCTTCTGGGGTAACGACTGTTTCAACTGTCTGTGCTGGACTCTGAGTATGCCCCGACCCCTTGGCTTTCGAGCTTCTCGATTTCGGATAACGTCTCTTCGAGCCACTGGGCAAGCTTGCGCTTAATTGTAATTGCTTTTTTACGTCTTTGCTCAACTTCAATTCTCTTTTTTAAACCGCTGTGTGATATGTAACGGCCTGTTTCTTTACTCAACCATTGTGCTACTGCACGTAGACTATATTGTTTGAGGTGACGTTTTGCAATTTCAAGTGCTTCTAGCTCAGCTTCTACTGGAATTAGTAGCTTGTCGTTTTCTGGATGTAGTTCATAGCCAAAAGGTATTGCTTTTGTAACCCTGACTATTGTGTGCCATTTTTTCTCTTGTCCCTTGGGCGGCTTTGGAAGTTCCCAATATCCCAAGTCTCTTGTTTTAATTATTCGTTTGTACCTTCTTTTGGTGGTAGATAGAAGATGCCACCGCTTGATGTTACGTCTACTTTGTCTACTTTACCAAGTCCTGCACGATCTAGCAAGTCTTTTGCCGCAACCATCTTTTCTTTGATACCTAGTTCAGTAGGATCATATAAAGCACCAACCATAGCCATAGCAGCTTTGGGCGCAGTACGAGCAAAGTAAGTACGTGTCTTTTCTGCAATCTCATCTTTCAAAGATTCAACAATGGCTGTAGTACTAGAGGTATCACCGTATCCTGCCATCTTTTTAGCTGTTACTACGTCTCCACATGCCTCATCAAATAAGACTTCTAGGAAACGCTGTTGTTTTTCTGTAAGGTTACGTGCCATGTATCACCTATAAGGGATTATCTGCTAGTTCGTCATAGGCTTTCCAGATGTCGTCAATCTCTGTTTGTAATACATCTAGTGTATCGCCTAGTCCGTCTGTTATTGTTGTCGCTTTGTCTACTTGACTACGCAGGTCTAACAATACCTTCTGCTGCTCAAGTAGCTGCTGCATGTTAGTACTTAGCTGTGCTAACTTCTGGTTTAACCCACGTACATCGTTATCAGCTATAGCTTGTTCAAGTGTCTGAATACGAAGTAGTAACTTTTGTTCTAACGCAGACTGTTGCTCTTTTGCAACACTTCTAGCATTTACCACCTTTGCGTTCAGGTCATTCTCTGCTGATACAAGTAAAGACTCTAATTCGTTAGAGCGACTGTCAAACTCGTCGGACTTAGCTACTACAGTTTGTATTCCAGCTTCAACCCCATAGAACCGCTGCAGGGTGTCGTAAGACCACCACACTCCCCCAGCAACAGAGGATAGGAGAGGGAGGCCGACAGCGACCATCCATCCCTTGATATTATATCCACCGATGCTGAATTCCATGCTCATTGTGTTGGGTATCCACCATATTGTTCGATGTACTCACCTGCTGCATAAACATCAGATGCTGATTTCATGTCGCCACCTAAGTAACCCTGCCAACCAGTACCAAAGCCTGAGTCAGCCCATGTAATCACAAATTCGTCTACGCTCTGTGTGTACGTAATAGCTGTGTAGCTGCCCACCAAGAAGTTGCCTTGAGATGCGTAGCTGTCGATACTAGCTGTTAGATCATCGTTATTAGCAGCCGCCATGAAAGCACCTGCTTGTTGGGCAAAGTTTTCAACTGCTGCTACAGAATCATTGTACTCGTTGACTTCTGATGCGTCAATACTGTATTCATCTGTCGCTAGCATATTCTGTAACTCAACCTGTTCAGGCTTAGTGTCAGCCTCAGATGCTACAGATGCTACCTCTACTGCAGTCATAATTACGGATGTTGCTGCTGTAAGATCGTCTACAGCTAGTGATAAGCTATTCATCGCCGCCGCATGTTCTTGCATAAACATTTGTTCTGCTGTTTGTGCGATAGCGTAATCGTGTGTAAGCACAAGGTCTTTAGCTTCAAGGTATGCAGCCAACTCTTCTGCTGTGATATAAGAGTCGCGCATTACATCATCTTCGATGACACCGCCGATAGCGGCGTAACCGACAGCACCAACACTACGAATAGTACCATCAACAAGACGGTCTTGAATGGCATCGATAGAGCCGATCAGATAATCAATCTTCTCCTGCCCCGTCATCTCGTAGTTCATTACGTCTGCGTTTGCTGGTACGGAACCTATCGCTAATGCTAAGCTTAGGCTCGTCGTCTGCAAGAGCTTGGAGTACTTCATAATCTTCCTCTTCTACCTTTAATAAGGCATCCCAAAATGCTTTGTCCAGTTCGTACCCTACTATGTACTGCTCTGGATTCTCCCTGTATTTATCTATTGCTTTCTTGCCCATGAGTAGCTTACCTGTTGTTGTGTTAGCTATAGGGCAAGGTGTATTAGCTAACATCATACTACGAAACACTGTAGGGTCTTGGCATAGTACAGATATAGCTGATACCTGTAATCCTAAGCCACCCACTTGCTGCGGTAAACCTAAGAGTCTGGCGTTCTTGCGTCTGTTGCAGTGTTCGTCCTGCTCCATGCTGCCACCAGATATACCTACAAAGTTTAGCGATATACCTGTACTCTTAGAGATCAAACAAGAATCGTTGCCACCGCTGCCCATTACTGTAGGAGCTATAGCTGACATAACAGGCTGAGAACCCGGAGATGAACCAGCACCATTGTAGTTGTTTGTCACATCAGTGTTGTGACTTTCAACGGTACTATTTTCATTACTAGTAGAAAAGTCACCTGTTACGTCACCACCCAGCGCACTTGTCGCCAAGAGTATTACGAAGAGACTTGTCTTCACACAAAAGTTGTAAAGCCGCTTCCTCTTGTCCGATAAGTGCAAGGGTTTGTGCATTCTGATTTCTCTGACATACAGCATCTTCTGGTTTGCATGAAGCTGTATATGTTACTGTATTACACGCTGTAACCATAGTTATACTCAAAGTTAACAAGATTACAAGTGTATGTTTATTTATCATATATAACACTACGAATCTGTGAACGTCCAATGCCTAGATCACGTAACTCACGTTCACTTAGGTTTTGTAGAATCCAATAGTCAGCACGGCGTTGTTGACCTTCTTCGATTGCTGCCCATAAAGCGTTTAACCATTTTCTCATAGCACTATCCTTTCTTTGTTGTGCAAGGATAGTTATACGGAAATGTTAGCGCTATAGAATTGCTATTATGGAATACCCGCTACCCGATTGGTACAAACGTTTCAGTAACAGTAAGGATGGTATCTATATGTGCAGCAGTATCAGGTGTTATCTGAATCTTGTCACCAGGTTGCAGTACAAGTTCAATATCTGGAAACTGCACATATTCTGCCGCACCTAGGTTTTTACCTTCTAAGAAGTGTGATGTGTAGGCATCCGCTGCTACATACCACTCTATCTCAATATTAGTATTACCTGTAGAGTTATGTACGTGGATAAACGTTACTTCTGCAACACAGTTAGGAGGGCAAGTATATACAACCTCTGTAGATGTGCTAGTGTTATGCCCATATACAGATTTCTTTCGTGCAGGTTTTCCAGGGTTAGATAATGACATTAGTCACCATCCTCAAGCTTTTCTATGTTTTTGCTAGCTGTCACTTTTTTGACAGCCGCCTTAGCTTTACTAGCTAGTGACTGTTCAGCATTACGACAAATCTCAGTAACGTTGGGGTCTTTGCACTGAACGTTGCCGTATGCATCTTCTGCAGCAGCTTGGTTACCTTGAGCGTCAGTTACACAGCCACGATCATCAACTGTGTAACCGTGCTTGGCTAAAGCTTTCTCGTATTTATTATAGAAGCCCATTACTTACCTTTTTTCATTGGGCGTTCTGCTGGGTTAGATGCACCACAGTAGCCGCCTTTATTCATTTTCTTTGTCATGCCACCGCCGTACATGTAACCCATTTTGTTACGCACGTTCTTAGGCAGCTTCTTTAGTCCTTTATCATCAGCACTGGGCATTTTCAACCCGCCTGCTGCATAACCTGATTTGCCGCAAGTACACTTGCCTTTAGTTTTACCACAAGTACATTTCATGTTCGTTTCCTTCCTGATGCTGTAGTAGACCACTTTACTTTCTTGGGGCCAGTCTTTTTCCGAGCTTCTTGCTTGCTGATCTTGCTTGCAACTGCTTTAGGCCGACACGCAGGATAAGGCCTTTTACTACCTTTTGCGCTAGACCTTCCACACTCTTTACCCGTCTTAACGTCTGTCCACTCTTCACCAAACCATTTACCTAGCCCCCCTTTAGCGAAGCCTCTAGGACTTGCTAGAACGTGGCTTGACTTTGTTTGCCGTTGTGCCACTGTAAGTCCCCCCTGCTGCTTTGTATGCTTTTGTCAACCAAGCTGATGCATATGCACTAGGCCATACGTCAAACTTCTTTTTAGCTTCAGCTTTCTTTTTGTTGTACAGTTTCATGTTGTTTGGTTTAGGCGCTGCCATGTCTAGGAACCCCTTCAAAGTTAATATTAATAGCTGTACGCCTTAGAATACCTTTAGGCTTAGAAGAAGCATGAAACATATTACCTTTAAAAAATATAATACGATTCT